GGGGCCTAACCCAAAAGGGTTTGCGGGAGTATTACCTCCACCAGCAGAAACTATTGAACCACCAACGATAACAGAATCAAAAGGAATATTGTAAGCGGGAGTCATGAGTTTAACAGTGTATTCAACATAAAGTTCACCAAGGGTAGCAGCAGAAGTAGAAACCCCTTGGGAAATCATGTAAAGAATACCCGTATCGTAAGTTTTAATATCCGTATTGTTTGGTTGTGGACCAGAACGGACAAAGAACGATTTCAACTTGTGTAAATCTTCGCGTAATGACCGATGGCGAGCGCCATTCCAAGGTGCAGAACGAATTGAAGACCGGAAAGCCATAGCCTGCTGTTTACTAAGAGGCTGCGTGTCAGCAGCATCATAATCAACAGCCATAATTACAGAACCACCAAGATTGGTGGAGGCTTCCGTTTCATAACAGAATTGCAAAGACTCAAACAAGTAAGACTCATAATTGACGGCTAAACGCGAAAGCCAGGGAAAGGATGAACTTTGACCTGGATTTAGCGCGAATGGAGTAACGTTGTAAGCAGAGGGAGACCCTAGTCCAGCGATAATATCACCGATATACTCACGGTGAGTGATGCGAGCATCACCATTGTCTAAAGTTTGAAACTTAGGACGACTAGTGCGGACGACGTTTGTCATGGCAACAGGAGCCACTAACCTCTTACTATCAGCGCCAGAAAAAGGCTTCTGGGAGCCATTCCTCGGTTTCTTTCGACCCCGAGGTTTCATCGGCATTTTAGGCCGAGACTTCGATTTTGGATTTTTGGGTTTGGCTGACATTAAACTCTTCAGTATGAACCAATTCACTTAAAGAAACTAGAAAACTATTTCTCTGAGCACCTGATCGCACAAATGGCATGTCTGCGCCGTAACTATCTGATGTGTACGTCTTATCATAATGAAAACAAACGTTCGTGATGTAAGAATACAAAACAGGGTGCTGTATAGGTTCACGGTCATTAAGACCACCCAAATAAGATTCCAATATAACTTGATCCACAAGTGAAATGCCATAAACCTTCTCCATCAATAGACGGGTAGGCATTTGAATTTTACGATAAGGCAATATACTACAAGAATGAGCTAAAAGAGCCTGTCGTTGTTCTTCACGTTTGTAAGGATCAAGAGTATTATCAATCTTAGTGCGAAACCCAGCGGTGTACTTAATTATACGTTTAGCAAACGTCTGTAGAATAGGGCAACCGGGGTATTGATAAACCAAACAAATAGCCTTGCCTCGCAATAGTTGAGAGCGAATTTTATGACTGGCAAAGGCATATTTGATGTTAGACCAAGCAAAGTTCAATAATACTTTTATCGGATCACAGATGACAGTGAAAGATTCGAAATCAAAAATTTGCCCGCAAAAGCTGGCAGTATTTAATGTTTTGTGATAAGCCAATTTTATGGTAAAGCCCAATTTGCTATAAAATGAATTCGGAATTTTTGGGCCAATGTAAGACCCAATTCCATCATCACCTTCTACCAAACATATGGCTTCTTCACAATTGAATTCTTCCATGGCGAATAAATAAAGCATCAAGTTCGTAAAACTATTACCTAAAGAGGTATTCATTTCGCCAGACATTCTACCAGCCGACATTCGAACACGCACATTCTGGAAACGGCATTCGTTAGTGCCCATCAGAACGCGCTCGATCAGATTCAAAAAACGACTACCTTCGGGTAGCGTTTGAACCATGTGGCGGTATAATATCATTTCACA